TAAAGTCTTTGAGGTTTGATTTTCTTAAATATCCCACTATATTCTTCTACTCCTTATATGGAATACTCCTTCAAATTCTGCACTAGCTAAACGTGTAGGTAGGAATGTATCATTCTTCACATCTATATCTACCCTGTCAGACTTACTCATTATTGGTACTTTAAATGTACCTGTATCTAGATTTATTTGTCCAATAGAAGCAGAAGCAGAACCAAGCAAACGACCAGTAAATTTATGGATCGAAGTATCTCTATTCTCAGGTGTTACTTCTACTTTAAAAAATCCAGCATCTTCATACTTAATGTAGAAATGATGTATTTGTAATCTACCACCTATATACTCAGGTGAACCTGCACCTTGTTCTGTCAGTCTTTGTTTACTAAATCTATAGTGCATTTCAAAAGGTTCTCCAATAATAAACTTACTATTTCTAAAATCTCCTGTAGCTGTGATAGTAGAAGTAGAACCATTTGTAAGATTTGTAGTCGAAAGTACTTGTCCTGATACAAGAGTTTTTGTATTACCTTGAGCATCTACAAATGTGCTTGTTTCTCCACTACCTAAATATCTACCAACAATATTCATATTTGCTCTTAGTCTATATGGAACTGTAAAAGTAGATAGACCAGTACCAGAGCTATAAGATACTGATACTCCTGTAGTTGCTTCAGTCACCTTATGGTCAAGATGATATTCAAAACTAGCATTAGCTTCTCTAAACTCAGTTTCAAATGGTATCTTTTCTAGCGTTACTTTATTAGCTTCTTCTATAACAGCAAATAAATCTGTACCAATAAAATCTACATTTAAGATAGACCTGTTTGTATTGATGCTGTAAGTAAACCAAGAACTTAAAGCTTTCTGTCCATCTCCTCCATACAACCATCTATATACATATAGCTTATTAGGATTATCTGAACCTAAGACTACAAGAATATCTTGGTTAGTAGATACAGCCATCTTAAATACATTAGTTGGTATGAGTCTTGGTACATGAATTGTGACGTTTGCTGCATCTCTTATCTGTGATTCTCCTTGTAAAATATATTCTCTTATACCTGCGAAAGAACCTTTTTGAGTTAAGAAATAAATAGAAGAACCAGAACCTACAGGCTGTGCTGCTGCACTACTTTCAAATTCAGTTACGACTATTACGTTAGCTGTTTTAGGAGTAAGGTTATCTGCTGAACTTGTCAATACAAACTGCGTCTGTTCAGAAAACAAGATAAGTTTTTCTCCCATAGTTACTGCACTTTTCAAGATCGCAACTTTTGTATGAGAAGCAGCTACATCTATCGGTTCATTATCTAAAACAGATACAACTGTCTCAGGAAAGAAGTTAAAAAACTCTGATACCCTTGAAAGAATTACATTATCCCCTGCAAGAAATCCAAGTCTGTTTCTAAAGAAAAATACATTATTAATTTTATTACCAATAAACGAAGGATCAGGTGCAGATATAACATCACCTACAGTTCTTTCTCCCCATTTAGGTAACGTATAGTCAACACTAGATATGGTGTAAGTATCTCCATCTACTCTTGCAAATCTAAAGTTACCATCTGCCTGACGTATAAGAACGTGTGGCATTGTTGCATAATCAAACTTAAAAGTTATACCTGCTTCTACAGTCTCCTCCCATTGTCCTTCTTCAAAAGCACCACCGTTGTTAGTAACAAACTTAACGTAGTAATTATCAAAGTTTGTATCTTCATCTCCTTTTATTTCTACTACATAACCATTAGGTGAAACAGTAGGCAGATCAGTAAATCTTTGTACTGAATCTTTTATTATTGTCATCTTAGTATCGCCTTGTGTATCACTACCATCTATAGAAAAATTAGAATTATCATTTTTTCTTACATATAGAACAGGACCATTTCTAGTAATAGTGAAACCAGTTAAGCCAGAATCAAGACCTGTTTTTAAATCAGCAGCTATTGTATCTGTACTCAAAGTAGAATCACCAGAGGTGTTATCGGTAACTGTCACTCCATCTATAGTCACAGAATAAGTTGTATCTGCTGTTGCCTGATTAATAAATATGATTGCTTTTGTACCAGTACCACCGCTAAGTGTAGAGTCCATAGCTGCTGTGATACTTGTATTAACAACAAAAGTAAAGTCAGCGATAGTGACTGTCTTCATTACACTTCTAGGTGTAGAAGTATTTAAGTAGGCAGTACCATCAGGTTTGTTTACAGTCTTTTCTGTACCATCTAATTCAAATACTCTTACATTGCCATTACTAAATATTGCTACATATCTTTCATTTGCATCTCTATTTATAGTTTGTATGTGAACATTCCCAAGAGTAGAAGAAGATAACGCTGTTACATATTGAAAGCCAGATCGTTTTGTAAGACCAAGAACAGGATTACTATCAGCATTGTCTTGTATATCAGCATGATCTGGTTGCTTCAAAGCATCAGAAGATTGTGATATACCTCTCAATAATGTAGGTATAGCTCTTGATATGACAGCCATAGTTATCTAATCAATGCACTAGAAGGATTGTAAGTATCAAAGATACTGGTAAGAGAAGGATCTCCTCTTAGTAGGTTGTGATCTGCGTTAGCATAATCTGTTTCTGTCAGTATAACTCTTGCTCTTATTTCGTCTTGTTGTGTATAAGTTCTTAAACCATCATCACCAACAAGTCTATCTACAAATATTCTTGCAGCTTTGATAGTCATATACCTTCTTGCCTGTTCTGGTATTTCGTCAAACTCTCTAAAATAAACAACAGTACAAATCAAGTCTTCATCAAATTCATACTTATTATTTTGTCTATCATATAGCTTTAGCCCACGTTGAATAGGATCAATAGTTGGGTGTTGATGTATGTTTGCATCTACTCTCAAAACATTAGCAGGTAAACTAATTTGATTAGACCCATCTCTTGTAAGAGTTACATCTATCTCAGTATTAAAAGACCAACCTTCTGATTGAACTTCTTTGTTTACTTCTGTCAAAGTAGTTTGAGCTATCTTTACATCAACAGGTAACGTACCAGTTAAAGAGTTAACAGGTGCTTCGCCTATTGCAGCAAGCATAATGTTGATTGATTCAAGCTCGGTGGTTGCAGCTACAGTCATTGTTTAATACTTTTTTATTTTAAGTGAATCCCTCCCACCTTTTTTCTTTTTCTTTTTTTTCTTTGATGAATGATACATGGGTATAAAAAAAGGGTATCTAATAATAAGATACCCTATAAATTGAAATTAAGAAGCAGATAACTTAATAGTAGCTGCACATTCTGGTCTTAGGATTCCATGACCAAGAGCATACTTAGCAACCATTAATGTACCTTGATACATAATTCCGTAGTCAGAACCAGAGATCTCAGTTGTCATATCCATCAACTTAACTGTACCAACAGCAGACTTGTGGAAGACAAGACCAATAGTTTTACTATCGTCACCTGAGTAAGTGTTGTTCGCACCACTTGGGTTAGAACCTACGTTACTTTGAGGTACGTTGTTTGACATCATTATTGGTATGCCAGCGACTTGTTGTACCTTACCAGAAGCAAACGAACCATTACCCTGTGGGTTGAAGTCAACGTCTACAGTTCTTGTAGCAGACTCAGCAAGTTTGTAGTACTCAGCAGGTGGTAGTACACAGAAACGATCTGTTGGAGGAATGTCTCTTTCATCAAATGTCTGTGCAATGTCATAGATAGCAGCAGCTATCTCATCACCTGTGACGTTTGCTGAAGCTGTATTACCATTAGCAAGTGTCAATACAAGACCACCATTACCACCACTAAGGTTAGTAGAAGCTCTGGAAGCGTTTGCAATCTGCTTAGCTACGTTCTGGTCATAGGTTCTAGCAAGTGCCTTACCTAGCTCATCAGCGTAAGTTGCTCTTACGTCATAATGATTCTTGAGTTCATCAATGTTAGCAATGAAACTCTGTGCAATTAGAAGATCATCAATGTTGATAATCTTTTCGTTTGCCTTGATTTGGTTAGCACCAACAAGAGGAGTTCCTACTGTATGGTATGCAGCAGTAGCAGTTCCTAATACTGGGAACTGTGCTGACTTACCACTTGTGATAGTACGAACTGAATGAAGTTGCTCGTTAAAAATGTTATTTCTGGCAAACGCAGTTAGGACTTCCCCCGAAAAGACTTTC